AAGAATAAGGTCAACAGATTTATCTGGTATTGTTGGTAATACTTTTAAACAATCATCATTGAATAATTGCATTAACTTTCCCAAAACTTCATAGCATCTGTAAGATAATTTTCTTCCATTTCGTTTCGCCAAAAGTAATGGTCAAATTGTGGTTGAATATAATCTTTTACAACTTTAGGATCTGTGCTTATCTTCATTAAGTTTTGTCTTATTTTACATCTTTGTATTATCTTTGGTATTCTCTTTTCTATATTCTCTGGTTTTAAGTCATCACAATTATCTGCACTAAATACCTTGTAAGACTCCTCATTAATATAACAGATATAAACTGGCAACTTAAATACAGAATAATAAAAATCTATTTGTAAAAAATTATAAGGTTCTACAGTTTCTGGTAGCTTATTAGTTAGCCAAGACCTAGTGCCATCTTTTTTAACTCTACCTCTTTTGGGAAACTTACATTTATCCTCAATAATAACTTTACCTTTTAAATCACAATAACCATGAACAGGAATATTAATACCATCAAACCATCTAAATGCTTCTATCTCTGGCTTACAATCTTTATATCCAGGTATTGTTTGATGAGCTGCATGACCATTGGCTATCATCTTTGGTAAGATTTGTTTGTAATATTCAAACTCATCATGTTGGTCAACATTAGGAATTATTTTTTTAAGTTTTTCTTCTATAGGAACAAACATTATTTACGCATCTCATTGTTCATTTTAGAAATAAAAGATTGAATCATAGTTTCTTTTTCTACATCAACAAAGTAATCTAAAGGTTTTCTTAAAAATTTAGATATTCTAATTAAGTTTACAATAGGTATTCTGTTTTGTCCTTTTTCATACTTGCCTATTTGTTGAAAAGTTGTTTTGAGTGCTTTTGCTAGTATCTGTTGCGTTGCAGGTTTCTTAATATAGTATCCATCTACCTCTAATTTTTCATCAAAGTTTTGAACATATATTTCTCTTGCTAATCTAGCTTCTTTAATTTTTTTACCAATGTGAATATAAAATTCATTATCTTCTACAAAGTTCTTTTTTGCTCTATCTGATAGTTTCATGTCTTTCCTTTCATTTAGGGTATAGAACCCCTTAAAATAAATGCAACTTTTTATATATACTTAATTAAGTATATAAAAATCTAGCATCTTTATTTTCTGCTTCAACTATTCTTCGGAACAACTGATTGTATTCCTTAAAGTTTTGCAGAGTTATAACACATTGCCTTCCATTATCTCTAGCACCCATAATCTTTTTGTGTGCCTTATCTAGCTTTGTGTACAACCTTGTATTGCTATTTCTTAAGCTCATCATTTACCTCACCGATAACTTTAATATTTGCACTAATAAGTTTGTGTTCGGTGATATTTACTTTTGCAAACTCACTAGGCATTTTTTGATTGTGTGCTTTTTTTGTTGCTTCTTCAACATTTGCACCATCAAAAATTTCTTCAAAATCAGCAGCTAACTCTATGCTTGATGTTTTAATTACTTTAGTCATTCAATACAACATTTCTACTATAACCAGAATATTCTCTTTTAATCTCATTTCTTTGTTCTAGTTTTTGTATCAGCACACTTACTGAATTTTTACTTTTATAACCCAACTCTTTAGCCATTTCTGAAAAAGTCGGACTATATTTGTATTTTTTAGTATAATTTTTAATAAATTGCAATAGCTTAAGCATTTTAGGAGTCATCGGTCTTTTAGTTGTTCTTGTTTTCATCTATGACTAACCTCCTCAATAATTCTGTATATCCATTGATGTCATCAAATGAATCTTTTTTGTAATCTTTTGATTGCATTATTCGCCATGATTTTAACAAAATCATAAATAAACCAAAGAATTTCAAGGGTATTTTGACATCTTGGTTATTATGAATTGATAGATATTTTTCCATAATTCCTACCATTACATAAGAGGTATGGTCAAAGTGTCCATAATCATTTTGTTTTTGTTTTAATAATCTTTCTATCTCACTTATAAATTTTACATTATCTGACATAATTACCTTTGTTATCTTCACACCAATGAGCAAAAGCTACTTTGTTTTGGTATATTGGATATGTTCTTTTTCCTATTTCTTTAAATTTTATTACTGACTTATGTATCTCCTCACAAGTAAGGGTAGTTTCAAATTTAACTTTATGTAAAACATATCCCTCACTTGTAAGTAAAGCCAAAACTAAAATAACAACTTTCAATCAACTAACTAAAAAGGAGCTTGTTGTTGTTTAGGTTTTTGACTATTCTGTTTTGGTCTAGGTTCATTCTTATAACCAGAAAGTATTGTTCCCTGATCGTTTAACCAACCAATTAAACCTTTGTGTCCTCCAGCTTCAGAGTAATTCATTTCGCCAGTAAATTTATCATCACCTTTAAATAAAACTCCGACTTGTGCATAGACTTTGACAAACTTGGTGTTGCCATCTTTTGATGAACCTTTAACCCCAAGAATTGTACCCTTGTTGCCATTATCTAAATTAACATTTCCTGAAAAATCAATTTTGATGGCTTTTTCATTGTTGGCATCATAAGGAAAGAGTACCCAATCCTTTTGCTTACCACTACCATTGTTTTGCATTTTGTCCTCCATTGGTTTGTATGCTTTTTTGTTGTGATTCAAAAATCTTTTCTATTGAATCATTTTCTTTTTTCCAATTACTATAAAGAGCAGTTAGTTTTGTTTCTGTTGTTTGCTTCTTTATTTGATCATTAATTGAAACTTGTTTGTTATTACCTTGATTATTCAAAGCATTAACTAATTCTTCAGCACTAGCATATTCAGATCCTGATAAACCAAATGCTGCTATACAACGACCTAACGCACTACTAGAGCAGTTTTCCATAGCACTTGTTTTATTAATAAAGTTTGCGTTTCTATGTTCCTCTGCATGACCTACAGCATAAATAGTATCAGAAATATATAATTCAGTTTTAACAACAACTCTTTCATTATCATGGAATAGTATTTCTTCATTAAATCTAGCTTCAGGAAAATATTGCAAAAGGTGTCGGTGTCTTCCATTTACAGTAGAATATTTTTTACCTTTAATATCAACAGTTGGAATTTTATTTGCACTTGTTAAACATTCCTTTCTTCTCTCTTTAAACCCTCCTTTACTTTTTTCTTCTGTCACTTTTTCTGCTTTTTTCATTGTCTTTCCTCTCATCATTTAGTTGTTTATTTAAAAAATCTATTAATTGTTGTCGCTTATCTATTTCTTTAATTAATTCTGTTTTCTCATCATCTCTTTTTAATAATAATTGAGTGTTTTTTTTTATATCTTGTTTAAGATTTCTGTTTTCTGTTTGCAGTTTTGCAAATTGCATCATTATTTGATCTGTCATTTCTTACCTTTCATGAGTTCTTCTAGTGTTATATTTTCTGTAATCATGTCTTGCATACCTTGACCTGCTAAACCACCAAATATCATTTTTAAATTAGGTTTTAATTTTTTTCTTTCGGCAGCAGTAAGTTTGCAATAGTCAAAAAACCATTGATCTATATTTTTATTTAATTGACTTGGTGATAAATGGTCGGCAGTAAACATTCCACCTTCTTCTTTCTTTGTCCATTCTTTTCCTATTTTTTTAAGCATTGAAACCATACAATATAAAATATACAAAAATTGTCAAAATGATATACAAGATAATTTCAATTTGTGGGTGCATTATCTGTGTCAAAATTTATTGTTGCATTAAAAGAAAACGATATTCTTTCATCATCTTTATTGGTACTATTAAATGGGTAAACAACATGGGATAAATTGTTCGGAAACAATATCCACTGCCTAACCTCTGGCATAACCCTATAATTAACATCGGCAAACATATTTTCAGAACCTTCAATAAATTCTGTCTGACCTGAAAAGTCATTGTGTTGTTTTGCATTTTCTGTTGGAATCATTGAGTCTGGTATTTGTAAATAACCAACGCAACTCAAATGATAATTAGGATGCACATATTCAGTATGTCTATGGCAAGGATTATAGTCGCCAGGTTTAGATATTACATACCAAGCACTATTAATTAAGATACTTTTAATCTTTTGTTTTATATGTGCGTTTGTATATGAAGCTATAATCGGATCAAAAAAAGCTGCTTTCCATTTAAGCATTATCTCTGGGGTAATTAAATATTCTTCTGCTACATGACCGACTAATCTTTCTCCCCAATCATGGTCTTTTTGTTTCTTTTTATCGGCTCTTATCTTTTTTAAATCATCTTTAAAATCTTTTAATAGTTCTAAAGGTAGTTCAGCTCTTGCCATTGATGAGCCAAAAGGTTTAAAAATTTTAAAATTTATCTTGTCTTTCATTGTCCTCCAAAGGTGTTAGTTCATTAAGTTCAATTTTATAAGCAGCTGGTCTATGGTCATAACCAAAATTAGATAGTTTTTCAGGTGGTAAATCATCATTATAAATAAATGAACCTACAATATTAAAATTAAAATCTTTATCATCATTTTTAATTATTAGAATATACTTACCTTTCTTTTCACCAGGTCTAATTAGTAAAAAATTATATGCTTTCTTATTCTGTGTTCTTATTTCTATATTGTCTTGAAAGTCAGAATCCTCATATCTCTGCAAATTATCGGTATAAGACGCATTATGGTAGGAATTAGTCCATTTTGCCCAAGAAACCTCTCCTAATGCTCCTAGAAAGCCATCGTAGAGCTGATTTTTAAGGTTCTTATCATATCCATAGCTAAAACCTTTATTCATTCTTAAATTACCAATAAATCTCTTTTGAGCTATTGTATAAGCTAGTTCTACATCATTCGGATCTAGGTTTACTTTTACCATTTATACCTTTCATTAATTGATTAAATACTGTTGTTCCTGGATTAAGGTCATAATCTTTTAAGCTACAACCACAGACTAATATAAAAATTATTAAATATTTCATTTTTTATCTTTCTTTAAATCATCTAATTGTTTTATTCTTTTTTCGTATTGCTCCAATGTTTCGCCAGAAAAATATTTGAACCAACAATCGGCACAAAAATTTTTACCTCTTTCAACCACATCTGCTTTCATTTGGCATTTACAACAAATTCTATAATCGCCATATATGTTCATTAATTAGTAGCAAAATAAAATATCAATAGAGCTATCTCTACTGCAATAATTGTTTCAAGCATAATTGACCCTTTCCCTTCCAATTTCTATATTTATTATAATAGACTCCATTTTTGGCTTTAGACCCTTCAAGAATATATGTGAGCATCAACCTTTTAAGATTATGCAAATCGTTTTTAGTAAGTTTATATTTATCTTTCATTAAAATATAATTATTCCTATTGCTAGACCCACCAAAAAACAAACTATTTCGGTTCTATAATATAGACTCCAAACTTTATATTTTGAGATTAATTTATTCATTTCCTATCCTTTAACCTTTTTATTATTTTATATACCTCTTGCAAGTCAAATATTGAGCAAGAACCCACATAATCTATGGTTTCTTCTCTCATTTCCTTTTGTTCTTGATAGACTTTCTGCTTATTTTTATCAATAATTGTGATTTTCCAATCAAAATCAAACACTGCACCACTACCAAACTTATTTCTTAATTTAATTTACATATTTTTTCCTTTCATTACAATATAATTATTATTATTGCTAGATCCACTAA